CTGTATAACTTTAATTAATTAAAGTGTTATACTTTACATTAATGAAGTGCGTAGTAATAGGTAAACTATATAACTAAAATACTTGATATTTTAAAATAAAAGTAGTATAATATAATTAAAGATAAAGGAAAGGTGGTAAAAAATTATGAGAAAATTAGAAAGTCTAAAAGCGTTAAAAATAATGTGCCATATTGAAAGCTTGAATCGTTTTAAGGTTTATAAGAGCAATATTAATGATTCACTTATATTTGCATCATGTTTTGGCGATTATGAACATTCTATTTTTGTTTCTTATGATATAGATAAAAAATCTTATCATTTAAGTGTAAATTGTAAATCTGCTGTATACAAAAAATTTGATTACATTTTTACACAAGAGTTTAGTCAACAAGTTTTTGAAGCAATTCAAACAATTTATTTGAGAAAGGAGTGTGAAAAACATGAAAAAGAATTATAAAGAACTAAGTAACTTGATTCTGGACTTCATACCAGAACGCTTCATTATTACATGGTGTAAACCAGATTATAATTCTAAAGGCATTACATCCTTTAGATTTAGAATCGCTTTAAATGATTTTGCTTTTGATGTCTCATGCAATATATCAGAAGTTATGTTGTTTCTGGGGACTCTTCCAGAAGTAAGAATTTTAAGCAAAGATTACAATAAAATTAAAAAAGTGTATGACAAAATGAAATTAGAATATGAAATGGAGTGATTGCAATGAATAAAGAAATAAGTAAGAATGATTTATATGACGTTGTTTTAGTTGGTAAAGGTCCAGATTTACAGACATTATTTAAGGTTATTGGTGACGCTGATTATAACTGTGGTATGTTTGGTTTAAACTGGGAATGTATTACTTGTTATAATCCATTTTATTCTAAACTGTTTTCAGTTTTAAGATATAACAGAAATATACCAAAAAGAAGCATAAATATAGATGATTTTCTTCATAAAGAATATCATGATGAAATTAAAAAGTTAACTGATATGAATTATCAGTTAGCAAAAGAAAAAGCAATATTTATTTTAACAAGTTGTTATGAGTTTATACAGATAGGAGTTTTAAAATGAAAACAGATGAAGAAATTAAAAAAGAACGTGAAGAATATGTTAAATTTATGTATAACGAAAATAACATAATGAATTGTGATGAGTGCCCAGAAAATCAAGATTTTGATTCATGGGAAAATAAGTTACCGTGTGGGCAGCAAAATTGTTGGGTATATTGTCACATAAAAGATTTGTAAAGAAAAACCAGACATAAAAAGTGTCTGGTTTTTTCATGTTTCACGTGAAACATTAACAGCCTATTTTTCTCATAATCTCAAATACAAGATTTTTCACGAAAATATTTTGATATATCATATCATTTCTACGAAAGTAACGCCTTATCAGCTCGCTTGTAAATCCTTTTTTCATACCTAAATTGAATCGTTCGTTAACATCTTCCTTATCATATGATACACAACATGGGCAGTCATAGTTTATTTTATCACAAACGTATAACTTTCCTTCTATAGTCTGCCAAAATCCTACCTCTTTTTTATCAATTCTAACACAGCTAACTAGCTTCATTCTGCCCTTATATTCTTCTATAAATGTATTATCATCACTGAAAAACTCGTTATCAATACTATAACTTGCGTATTCTGTGCCTTTGATTAATTGACCAAATCGTGTACTTTTCTTTTTTTCCATAAATGATTGTGAGTTTTGAATATTCTCAATTAATATAAACCGTTTAGAATCATAATATATTGTTTCTGGACAACGTAGGTTAAAGTATACAAAATATGGGTTGTTTTCAGAAGTTGCATTACCTAAAAAGAAGGCTCGTACATCATCTCGCATACGTGCGACAGTCTCAAAGAATTCAAGAAACATTTCAGGTTCGTTGGGTATATAATGCAAGTTTGATTTAAGTATCAAAAATTCATCATATATGATTTTATTAACGTTTGGATACTCAGCGGACTTTTTTGTTAATGCTGTGCTTAACGATACAGCATAACCGCACACCTTGTTATTTATATAGAAAGTTCTTCCCTTTACGGCAAACTCAACACCGTTAAATTCTTTTGATACAGCGTTAAAAAACTTGTCAATGTCTTTTAGTTCAGACTTATAACGCCTTAGATAAATAAATTGCTTTCCAGTTTTCAAAAAATCCTTGATAGCCCATTTTTTTAGTCCGTAGGTTTTTCCAATACCACGACCGCCCAACAAAAAATTCAAAAGTGCATTGTACGATTGCATTTTTGATAAGTCATAATACATACTATTATTTTTCATTTTATATCACATCCTTTTCTTTTAACCGATTGTGTATACAATATTCATAATACAATGTAAATTATTTACAATTAACCGATTGTGTATACAATATACTGTATTTATAATACAATGTAAATTATTTACAATAAACAAATTATATACATTCTATACTATATTTTATAATGATTGTTATATTGTAAATTTATAAAAGTTCCTTGAAATTCAAAACAAAAATCAAGGAATTTTTATAACTTTGCAACACCAGAATTTTTATAACTTTTGTCACCCAGAATTTTTATAACTTTATTCATCTATAATTCTACGAACTGTATATGAATCAAATTTATTCATTAAATCTGTAATAGTTCTCCATCTACTACCTTTAACTCGTGCTGAACCAATACCCATGACGTATCCTTTTCTATCCATATACATTTCAACGTGTCCACCGCCACTATCATGTTTCATAACGAATAAATCTGCTGGCATTAAATCATCTTCATATGAGCTTTTCCATGAACTGCATCTACCACTATGGATATTTTTCCCATTTTCTCTTTGGTCACCTGTCCATGTTCCTATGTTATACCCATTTTTCTTATAACAGTACCATGTTAAACCGCTACAATCTGCTGTTCCCTTGTTTGGTCGCATCCTTGCTCCACTTGCTTGAGTGTAACTTACTTTACCCTCTAAAGATTTCATGGTTGCTATGATTTTTCCACGTACACCACTTGCCGTTTGTCCGTGTTTTGGTTTCTTTGTTGTTTTTCCACCAGTTGTAAACTTATTCAAAATATCATTTTTAGTGGTGATATTTGCATTGTTTCCACTGTTGCTTGTTTGTTCATCTCCTGTCAATTCATTTTTGTTTGTGCTACTAACATTTGATGGAATCCAAAGATTATTAGCTTGTTTAATAAATCTGATATTAATATTGTTTCCCTCATTATTCATATTTAGCCATAATTCATTAGAACTAATTAGTTTAATTGAGTTAATACCTAAATTTGTTACAGTTGTACTTACTGCACTTCTGTCTGGATTGTTTTTATTTGTTGCACTGCCATAGTCGGGATTAATGTCACCAATGTCCTCAGCATCCCAGTCTTTTGTACTTACACCGTCTGGTATTTTTTTAATTTCTTTACCATCCCAACTTGCAAGAAAATTTTTTGTTTTTCTATATCTTGTTGGAAAATCTCTTAATCTGACATTATTCATAGCTCCAGTATACCATCTTGTATAAGGTGCATTTCCTACTGCATTAAATACTTGAAACATTCTCTTTGGTGTTTGATGGTAAATAACACTTGCAAATATGCTTCCTTTTTTATTTGTAATGTTATTTCTTTTCATAACCTTAATATATCTTTTTGCAAAATTGTCAAACATTTCTTGTTGTACTTTTTTAGCATCTGTTGTTGCTAAACATTTTCGTATCTGATTAGCTTGTGAGTTTGTAAAAACTTTATAACCCCATCTTTTACTACCAGAATCAAAAGTTTTTAAGAATTCATCAGAAAAATAACTTTTTAAATCTGGATATTTAGTCACAATATTATGTAATAAATCCCATGATTCGCCATTACTTGCTTGATAGATTCCAATACCCATATGGGGATTTAACTCTATTAGATTCCATTGAAAATCTGTTTCAACATCTGCTATGATATACTGGAAAGCTCTTACCCATGCTTCATCAAAAATTGCCATAATTAATACCTCTATAATATAGTCAATCTATATAATTTAATTATACAGATTGACTAATAATATTTAATGATTTTAATATAACTTAACACATTTTAACATAACTTGATAACTGTTTGGTTCTACAATTATTACATCATTAGTTAAATTTTTAACGGTCATTTCACATTTTGTTTCTGTAAACTCATATCTTTCACATATGTTACCACCTTTATTCTGTGGCAACCACATTTGAACAATTCCAACAATCGTATAGCCTGTTTTTAAAAAAGCTGCGGCTGTAGGAAAACCAATAATTGAACTGCTATTTGCTTCAATTCTTGTAGAAGTAATTGGTCCAGTGAAAACGTGAACAGTTTCTAGTTCTCGTAAATTTGTAATTTTTTCTTCATTATTTGTTGCTTTTTCTAAACCACTATCAGCAACATCTTTTGCACTATTAGCAACACTCTCTGCGTTATTAGCTGTGTTATGAATCTGCGTAATGTCATTATTAACATTATTCACAAAATTCTTATATTCAGACTCACCGACTAATCTGTTCCATGAACTCCAGTTTCCATCATGAAGTTTAGAACGGATATACATTTGAGAATCAGAATCAACGTAAATCTGCCATGTACCTACATTATCATTGTAAACATATAAGAAGCCTGCTTTTTTCGTTGGTCTGTTCTGTTTTGTATAATCATCGTTTGGTGGCAATGAATAATGACCATTATCAAGATTGTTTAAATCATCTCCTGTACCTAGCATTTTTGAAATGAACGTGTTGACTTTGGATAAAATACTAGCAATTTCAACATCTTGAGCAACAAAAGCGTTATCAATGTTTAAAAATGCTGTGTTAAAATCAACAAGGTATGTTGGGCGGTCTGTTCCAACCCATTGTGGTAAATGTAATTTTTTTGTTTCGTTTGTGTAAGACATAAATTATCTCCTTTCTTTAATAAGAATTTGTTGGTAAAAATGGTATAAAACCTTTATAACTTTCTGCTCTAGTATTAGTTATAATCTTAATTTCTGTTATTTCTCCAATATCTCCGTCATATGGCAAATCATTATTGAAAAAATTAACTTTACTAAATTGTTCTTTACAAATATCAAATAAAGCTATTCTTCCACTTGGTGCTATAACTATATTTAAATTAGATATAGGAATTTCTAAAATCTCATTTTCTGTTTCATCTTCAAATGTAAATGTAAAATTAAATTTATCACCATTAATTTTTACAGAAACACTTATCGCATTTCCTTTAATTATTAATTCATTACCAGTGTAAAAAGCACTAGAAATGCTAAAGTAAAAAAATGATGGTGCATCTGTTTGAATATCATCTATTTTATTATGAAATAAATCATAAAAACATTTTGTATCATAGTCATAACAAATATTGGCATTTTCATAAAATTTAATAGGAATTCCAATTTCATCTACTTGTTCGCAAGTAAACTTATCACTATTCACAAAATCACACATAGATTCTCTAGTTACGGTAATAATATTATGCTGTAAACCAGATGTTTCTGGGTTTCCAGTAATTGCAAATTGTTTAGGAATTCCTGTTGGGATTTTTGCAATCTCGCCTAAAACCCACTGCTTCATTTCTCCTTGATACTGATTTAAAATATCAAGTAACTGGTCATATAATCTCTTTGCGTAAATTTCACAATGCTCGTGACATTTACTAATTTCCTCTGTAATTCTTTCATTTGTTAAATCGATTCTATTACTTAGTTTGCTATCCTGTTCATCAACATATGCCTTTAAATCTGTAATCTGGCTGTAAATTTTTTCAATTTCATTTTGAATGGAATTAAAATTTCCATCCACATTTTTAGCCATTTCTTGAATTAATTTTGTTAATTTGCATAAAACTTCATAATATGAAAGGGATTCATCGTAAACTAATGGAAGAACCTTAAAGCATGGTAATAATGGTAACATTTACACACCCTCTTTCGTTATACATTGAACAATTATATCATTAATATCTCCACTAAACCAATCATAAGGAATGAAATAAATATTTGTATCGTATTGACCATAATGAACTTTAAAAATAACACCGCAGTTGATTCTTAAAATTGCATTTTTGTCGTATTGTCCTTTCATTGTTAGATAATACATATAACTATTAGAAATTGGTTCACTAATAATTTGTAAAGGTGAAAAATTTCCGTTTGTATTTTTTAATTCTGAGATGCTATGAAAAGGTTTCTCATTGAATTTTTTATCAATTTGATGATTCTGATAGTTTAAATCATCTTGTGTTGGTTTGTCGTTGCTACCCCATACTGGTAAACCTAAGTTTTCAGTTTTGTAAGAAAAACTCATTTTATCACCACCTTTATACTGGATTTTGCATTTCGTTATAGTCACCACTACATTTTAACTGTAATTTTACATTAGATACAATATCTGCGTCAGTTGGATTATAAATTTGTAATAAGTAACGGTCATGTACTGGTTCATTTTTAGTTGCTTCTGTTTGTCCAAGTTCAAAAGAAAGAATGTTTAAAAATTGATTGCTTAAACTAACACCTTTTAATGCAAAAACTTTAGGGTAACTGTCAATACCACTAACACTTTGTTTTACATTTATAACTAAAAATGTATTTGCTTTTGATTGAAAATTAGCTTGTTTGTTACATTCAACATCTAAAAAAGTTACTTTATCTTTAACATAATCTAAAATTTTTTGCATTATGTCATCAAAATTTTGTACTTTACCTTTAATTTCAAAATCATGAGTTAAAACCTTTTTTATTTTTACGCTTGCCATTTTTTCACCACCTTAATATATACACATAAACAAGTCGTCTAAATCTCGAATTATCAATAAATCAAGATTCGTTTCAATTTTTAACATTTCTTGAAACATTTTATAGTTTTCTTTTGTGCCGTCATGCCCGTGTAAATGCCTTGCACTTTCTCCTTTTGCGCCTGTAGTATCTTCTGTACTTGCATCACCTACATTAGAAGTAGTAGCATAATTTTCTGAATAAACGTCACCTAAACTTCCCATAGGGGTATCACTTGTTCTTCCCTTGCTTGTACTTGTTGTTGTACCTGTCTGTTCTGATTTGTTATTAATTTCTTCGTAAATATCTTTGTTTTCTGTTAATTTTTTGTCTTTTAATTCATCATACAGTTTACAGTATTTAGGCATAATCTCACACATTCTAGTGTTTAATCTGTCCTTAAATAAACTTGCAGTTTCAAAACCAATTTCTCTAAATTTGTAATGTTCTGTGATTCTTTTATTCAATTCTTCCCTGTGGGATTCTTCCCATATAGGATAGTCGTTTAAACCTAAATCATAATTCATTTCCAAAAGATAACGCAATTCTGTTGTGTATTTACTCAATAGCATCACCGCCTTTATCATCTGGACTCATTAATTTTTTAGCGAATTTTTCAATGTCTGGATTCCATTCAACACTAACATTTAGTGCAAATTTTTTATTAATAGAATCACAAGCTTTTTTCCTCATTTCTAAGCCATCAGTTTTCATCATGCTTATAATTTCATTGTTTGAATCAACCTCATTAGAAACAAGTCTTTCGCCTTTTTCAAAATCAGTGTTATTCACTCCAATAAAAGTTAAAAATTCATGAAACATTTTTTTCTTGTATTCGTCCAGACTTAAAAAACTATCATCTGTAGAAAATTCTAATGTTTTAAAATCGTCAATATCTAAGGAAGTGCTACCAAAAATCATTGGTTCATTTCCATCATAATCTTTCATCACATTTTTATAAGACAAACGTTTACTTTCATCACAAGCAATAAACTTCATTTTTTTCTGTCCAGAAATATTTACATCACAAATTCTTTGTGTATTTGCAATTCTTAAAGCATAAGAATGTGCAAGTAAAAATTCTGTCATTCTCATGTAGTTATTGTAAATGATAACTGAATTATCTCCGTAACACTCATGTCTATAATTAGCATAAGGTGAATAAGCTATTCGCCTTACTGGATTTCCATAAATATTTAATCTTCCAGAATCAGTGAATGGTAATGTTAAATAACCAATTTTTTCATCAAAGAAAAATAGTGCTTTTCCCTGTTGACATAAAGATTTTTCTAACATTTCTTCACTACAAGTGTTTGGTAAATCTTTCCAACGAAAACGATTCATTAGTATTCTGGTAAATACATTTAAATACATAAAATATGTTTCGTTGTTAGATATTCCAGAAACAAAGGTGGAATCATAAACGTTTGGATTAAGATGGAATAAATCACCACAACTTATTTTTTTCTTTTTCGCCATCTAATCACTTCCTTTTTGTTAAGGCTTTCCATGTATTATATCCTACAATTCCGTCAACCTTTAATTTTTTAGATTTCTGAAATTTCTTTACAGCTTTTTCTGTAGATGGTCCAAAATGTCCATCACATCCATAACCGCCTAAAGTATAACCATGTTCATGCTTTAAAAATTTCTGCATACACTGAACAATTCGTTTTGATTGAATAGAAACACGTAGTGTAGGTAGTTTACTTAATGTTTCTTTACCCACGATTCCATCAACTTTAGCACCGATTAATTTCTGTAAATCTTTCACATTTTGTTTATAATTATAATGCTTCTTTTTTGATTCTGTTTTTGATGGTTTCTTATTATTGTAATTATTAATATTAGAATAATTTACATCAAATTTTTTATTTGTACCATCAATACTTCCAGAACTTGAATACTGCCATATATCTACATTAACAGGTAATTTACCCATTTCTTTATTATATCTTGCATACCATAAATAATAAGGTTTTGCAAGTGCAAATTCTCTATAATATTTATCAAAATATTCTTTGTTGAAATAAAAACCTGTTTCATAACCAGATGATTTAATTGTCTTACAAAATATATCTGTCATTTTACAAATTAAACTTCCTGTAGGTTTTACTCCATTTTTTAATGCATAATTATAACTATCATATTCCCAGTCAAAAAAGATAGGATAATCAATGTCATAATTTTTAATTGCATTTAAACAATAAATAGCTTCTTTTCTTGCCATTTCTTCTGTATATGCATAAGAAAACCAATAAATACCAACTTTCTTTTTTAGTTTTGAAAGTTGTTTCATATAATCTTTGAATTTTTTATCAATATTGTTTTTACCAAACCCAGCTCGAACGATTACAAAATCAACGTCACTAAATTTTGAAATGTCTAAATTTCCATTATGGTAAGAAATGTCAATACCCTTAGATTTAAAGTTCGTCAAAATCATCACCTACTTTCAATTTTGATAAGTTAAATAAAAATGCATATAAAGCACTAAATAATGCTGTGCTTAATACAGTTGAAAAATTTACTTCACTAATCATTGTTAAACCTGTTAAACTACCTAACATAGATTGAGCAAAAGTCTTAATACATCTTAATGCTACATCTTCACAAGCTTTATTAAATTTTTTGTTTTTAAAATTAATCATAATAATCTCCCTAAAGCTAAACCAATTAAACAAGTAATGGCGTATTTAATTAAATACTCGTACCATTCCGTAGGTTTTCTTTCTAAATTTACAACTTTTAAGGTCACATCATCAAGCTTTGATGATATAGAATTAAGCATCAAATTTAATCGCTCGTTACTTAAATTTAATTTTTCGATTTCTGAAAACTTATCTTCTATATCATCTACCCGATGTTCGAGTGACTTAATATCCTTTTTTAACTCTGCAATTTGAACATCATAATCACTCATATTTTAATCTCCTATAAATTTATTTGTTGTATAAACTCCTATGTCACCATCATGCCAAAGTGTTACCCCTTTGTCAAACATATTTTGTATGATTTCCGCAAAACTCTTAGGAATATTTGCTTCAATAATACAACCTTGTGTTTTTATATAGTTAAATCGTTCACACGTTCTTAATTTTGGAAGTTCAAAACGATTAGAAACATAACCATACCTTTCAAAAAATGAATTCAATCGGTCAATCATTCTTGGATGAATTGTTTTCCATTTTAAAGTGATACCCCCGAATCCATTCGCAATGTTAAACCCATCTCCACCAGTTTGCCCTGCAAGTGTGGGTGGAGTGATTTCTGCATCTTGAATTTTTGCCATCTGTTTTCTAATTGTAATCTCACTTTGTTTATCAGTTTCATATACCTTTTTAGCACCACCATATAAAGATGATATAACACCACCGATATTTCCTTTTAATGCATTAGATACTACACCCATACCACTTTCAATAGGAGCAAAAAATCTTGCTTCTTTTTTATTGTAATTTGCGATTGCATTATTTAAAGCAAAACTGTTCGCATTTTGAGCTTGATATAAAATACTGTTATCGACAAGAACTGGTATCTGGGGAAAATTGCCAAAAATAATTCCACTATTTATAAAATCACCTTGCGTAACTAAATTTCCATACTTAAAACCATTATCACTATAATTTGCATAACCTTTTGGGTAAACACAAAATCTTGGTGCTGAACTAATATAAGATATACACTGTAAATCAATTACGTTTTTATCACTCAATAACTCTGGTTTAATAATAAACTGTTGTCCATTATAACCTGTCATTTCAATATATGAATAAGGGTACTGGTAAAGCTTAAAATGTTCTTGTTTTAAACCAAACTTTTCTATAACATTATCCACTTTTAAAATGTCTTTTTCTGGACTTATATAGTTATCTTTAATTTTATAAACACTAACTTTTGTTCCTGTAGAAAAACTAATGTCTATTTTTCTTAAATTAGAATCATCTAAAAATTCCGTCGGAATCATAGTAACAAATTGTATATTTTGTGCAATCCACGGAGCATTACTTAAACCTTTCGCTAAATTTTCAAACTCAGCACCAGATTTTAATATGTAGTATGATAGCATTGATGGTATATTATCACAAACTGTACCATGCGAAGAATTAATGTTGGGGGAGTTTTTACTTCCAAAATCACCATCTAATTCTACAGATGAGCATAGAAGAATTAAATAAGGTAGTTTCCAGTGATAAGATTCTGTATGCACATTCACATAATTCCCACCAAACTCTAAATTTTCGGGATAAAGGTTATTACCTACTAAAGCACCACCATGTAAGTCGTAATTATTGTTTGCAAACTCTTGTTCATGCTGATTCATGATAAAGCATTTTTTAAATTTAATATCAAATTGAAATGTTGTCCATGCATCTACTTCTATTGATATTTCTGTTGTTTCATCATTAACATAATTAACATCAGTTACAAAACAAAAAATCTCTCTATCACCAAAATTCCTATTTTTATAATAACAATAATCAATATTATAACATTGTTCTACATTTTTATTAATAAGAATCGTCTGGTTTTTTCTAATATACCTATAATTATTTACCGTAAATAATAAATGGTCTTGCATAAATTGTCGTCTTACACCAGTATTTCTAAAGTCTATTTGATTTTCATAATTTTCAATTCCAGTACCAGACAAAAACCATATCTGGCTGTCTGGCTGAATTGATTTATTTAAGTCTGGCACTGTTAATCACCTCTACTGTTTAATAGTAATAGTACAAGTATCACTAACATCTGGGTCGCTAATAGCCTTAGCTGTTACTGTCAATGAATTCATTGTTTCATCTTTATTAATATAAAGGACCCCATCCTGTACTGTTGATAATGTGGAATTAACTTCCCATGCTACAGCCTCACTTGCATTTCCTGTTTTTACAACTTTTGCTGTAATGTCATAAGATAAACCTTTTTCTGCATTTTCAATTTTTTTAGGTGATAAAGTAACAGATGTTACACTATCTTCTCCTACAGCATCAGTTGTAAATCGAACAAAGTTTGAGAACTGTGAACTAGAAATTGTTTCCCAGTGATGGAAGAAATAATTCCAGTATAATCCCTGAGCATTATAAGCTTCTGTGAATTTCTGCATCTTATCATATACTACAAAGAAGTCACTATCTGTTAAAACTGCCACAGTTGATTTTGCTTTTTCAGAATCTCCAAAATTATCAACTTCTACAATACTGAATTCAACATCTGCTTTATCAAGATGAAAAGCCGCCGCTAATGCTTTAACGTCCATTAATGCCTTTGTCCTTGGTGTTACAAAAAGAATCATTTCTTCTTTCTTTGTAAATGTTGTCACACCGGCTGGGTTATACTTACTAGCATAAAATGGTAATGTTCCAGCCATTGAGCGAACTTCAACTAACAAGTTCTCAGCGGTTTCTTTATTTGTAACAGAATCAACATGAACATTATATGTATCTGTTGAATCAATATGTTTTGTTAACAGATTTTTCATAATCAAATATTCATCTTGATTATCTCCATTATATAGAGAATCTGTTAATGTACCAATTAAATCCCTCATCCCATATTCATTTAAAAAAGCATTAGTTAGCTGATTTTCAGAAATTGTGACTTTATAAAAATCTGCCCTATTAAATCTATGGAACCTTGTCTGAACATCAGCAAGTTCCCTTTTAAACTGTAAATCTTCATCACGTTCTGGATTAAACGTATGTGCTTTTGCAATGTTTACAAAAATTTCTTCAATATCTGTTCCATATGCAAGTGTACCTTTTTTAAAGTTTCTTAACGGATTGTTAAAAAGCTTCTTTCTTAAAACAACTAAAGCAATTCGGTTCATTAAAGAATGTAAGAACTCATTTTTAGATGGTTCATATTCTGTAATGGTCATTGCTACTTTTTTTAGGTTATCTTTTGTAGCTTCTGGAATTCTGTTCTGATAATCTGGTGAAGCTTTTGCTCTAATAGCGTTTAAAATATCTACGTTTGCGTTTGGCATTTTTTTAATCTCCTTTCAAAAATTAAAATGAATCAATAATATCTTCTAAACTCGCATCATCTACTTCTGGTTCTTTACCACCATCTGTAGAAGTATTTAAAAGTTTTTCTGCATTAAACTTTCTCAGTTCATCAACTCTAATCTCATAACGAGCTAAGTCATTATTCTGCTTATCAATAGTTTCTTGCATTTCAGTTAGTTTTTGTTTATCTGGATTTTCCCATTTTTCCAAAATTGCAATAATTTGCTCTTTTGCATCTTCGCCTTCGATATTTCTAACTGATTCTAATAATTCTTCATAATTCATATTATACACTTCCTTTTTAATAATCGGCTGTAATAATAATAATAAAGGTGTATTCCACAACACAAAACCATTTTTGTACCAGTGTCACCTGTGGAAGCGTACAAAAAGTCATTATTAAAGAAATTATTACAGCCTAACATAAAATGATAGACTAGCAATTTCTTTTAAAATTACTTTTCCTCTATCTATTATTATTATAACACTATTGTTTATTTTTGTCAACAAAATTTTTATTTTATTTGAAATGGAACATTTGTTAAAAGTACACCACCTTTTAAACGCTTCGGTTGTAATTTATTGTTACTCTTAAATCCAATTTTAAAATTGTCATAGGTAACTTCATTCTTTTTAATATTATCTGGCATACCACAAGCTTTTACGTCTAAAAAATTACCATTATCCTCTATATAAGTTTTTGGTTTTATAAATTTAGCTCTAATAAATGTGCTTTCATGTGCCCATGCACCTAGTTTTGTATCGTGAATCTCTAAATCTTCTGGGTACTCTAAACCAGTTAAATGTAAACTATCCGTGTCTGCATAAATGAACCTATCATACACTTTTTGAGCGGAACGGATTGTTTTGTTTCTGGCATAAGCTGTAATGAAAGAAGCCACTGGAATATAAACTGGTGTTCTTTGTTCTTCATCCATTGTTTCATACTTAACTACACCATTTTCATCTAAATATGGTTTTTTACTTCTACCAGTTACTGCTGAACCAAACTTACCATATAAACTGTTTTGCATTAATTTAGCAATCTGCCTTTTTCCACCTTTTGAAGTTGCTTTTTGTGCATAGAAAAAATCAATGTAGTTTTTAAACATTCCTTTTCTACCTCTAAATTTATAACCATCAAACCATTCTATATCCCATACGTCGTAATGGTCAAAAAATAGCTTTAAATCTATTGAAGTCAATGTCAATAATTCTTGTTGTTGTGATTCTTTAAGGTATTGAACTGGATTGTATCTTAGGTTGTTTTTTAGCTGAATCATAGGTAAGTGTTTTTCCTTTAGCTTAAATTGACAAGCAAACCGCTGAACAAAAAGTGGAAAATTATCATCCTGTGAATATTCACCTTGAAAATATATTGGCTTTCCATATGGTAAAAGAGTATCATACATCGAAAACGGATATAATGAATTAACATCTAAAACAATACCCTTACCAATTTCACAAGGTTTTTTCAAATATGTCCATCCACCTTTATAAGACTTTCTTATAAAAGCATCTTGATAATCGTCTAATTTTGGGAACCAGTAATCAAAATTTTTTGTAATTCCTTTATAATAATGTAAAGCATCACTGGCATTTGTCATATGAGTATAACCTTGGTCAATCTGTTGTTTTAAAGCCATAGCAACAATCTGCACATCATTTTTTATATAAGATTTCTCAGCATCAGACATAACATGACCTTTACCCCTATGTAAATTATAATCAATCTCACCTTTTAATATGGGAAGATTAAATGACGTAGCAATTTTTTTAACTGGCATTGGAAGTTTTTTCAAAGAGTCTAAAATTTCAATATATTCTTTACCGTCAAATTTTATTCTAATTGAATAAAATGTTCCTGTAAAATCAATTAAAGTTGAAAAACATCTTTTATTTTTTAGCTTCTTTTCCCATTTAAAGCCATTTGTCAATAGCCATGAAATAATAAACTCACCGTCAAACTTTAAATTGTGAAAGAAAACAGTTGATTTTACGTTATCTTCACACCATTTCATAAAATTGTCTATACAATTGCCGTAAACAACATTTTCTACATTTTTAATGTCACAAATAGCATATGCCCAAACTGATACATCATATGAATGAGTATTTGTTTCAAAATCTGCTGTATACATTCCTCTTTGGCTCATTTAAAAATATTCCTTAAACTAGCAAGCTGTTTATCTTCACCAACCTCTTCACTATAAACAAAAGAAATTGAAACATAAGCATCTGAATAATAATAATTTATAAAATCTTGGGTTTTCATATCATCAATTTTTTTAATTAAATCATCTGCCCTATCACCATATGTAGCCTTAAGTGCTTTTTTATAATTTTCTTTATACTGTTGAGCGTTTTCTTTTTGTGATTCTCCACTAATTTGTTTCCTCAATAAACGTATATCTTTTTGAAAATCTTGTATTGAACGGTATTTATTAATGTTGAATTCTCTTTTTCTGAATTCATAAAACTTTTCATCGTCTATAACATCTTCAACGTGTAACTGTCTTTTTCTCTGTTGAACTTTTCCAGTTGTAGTGAAGTCTGGTACACCACCAGTTTTTGCAATTTGTTTCTTTATCTCATTGTATTCTTTTGTTTTTACTCTGTTTCTTTTTTCAATTAGTCTTTTTGCTGTGTCAATTTCATAATTAGATAATGAAACACCATATTTATTCGTTTTAAAAGAATAAGCATTTCTTTCTAATAATTTATTAATTCCTTTTATGTAACTGTTGTATTCTGTTCTGTCTTGGAATTCAGATGGTTGTTGTACCTTAAAAGGTACATCAAAATCATATTGTTCGGCTATTCTTCTTATTTTTCTATTTGCTCTTTTATTTAACTTTCTTAAACTGTCAATTTCTCCTTTTTTCCAACGTATAGCCAATTTTTAACACCACCTTAAAAGTATTTAGGGTAGTAATAAATACTACCCTATGTATGAAAAAATATGTTTACATACATTTATTAGAACGACAACAAGATTTATTAAATGAGATGGAAAATAAATCTTGTAATTTTATAATAAATGTTTTTCCTTTCTTAAAAATATACTAATTAATTGTTACCTAAATTTTTAACAAACTTCCAATGAAATAAACTTGTATTTTCTTGACTTCCTTTCTGTTGCTCTAATTGCAATCTCACCATTCCATTCACTAGGTTCACCAAAAATTGTAATGATTTTACCGAATGAATCATAAGCACTGTTAGAAACTGTACTGTATGTTTTACCATCTTTATCAAAGATAACAAGTCTTTTTGTTTCTTGCATTTCTCCATTATCGTCAGCAATTTCACAATCATGAATTAAATAATCAACAACATGAATTGGTTCGTCTAAATGGTCGGATAAAGAAAAGTCTGTTACATTCATCGCATTAAACATTTTCTTTTTATCTTCGATTGTAGATAGTGTAAGTGATGTTACAATAGTTTCATTTGTTCCTGTGATTGTCATTTCGTTTGCCATTGTTTTTCTCTCCTTTTAATTAAATTATTCTTCTACTGAATTTGCATTGATACGTTCTTCAATTGGTACTTCTGTTGCGATTGTTAAAAAATCCTCTAAGCTACATTCATACCGTTTTTCATGAACGATAGTGTTAAGAATGATAGCCTTGTGACCACATTCTTTAGTTACCTCTGCAAGAATAGCTCGTCCTAAACGACCAGTTTTCTCGACTCTTTTCACCTCATGGATTTCCATGTTATCTACATAACCGATAACATATTCATTAAATTTTACTGTTCTTGTAAATTTCATGTTTTTGTTCTCCTTTCTTTTAAATGAAATTTAATTGTAATTTATATTTACTCTTTATTTAAAAGAGATAAATAACTTTCTATTGATGATTTTAAATCATCTGATTCTATTTTGCAACAATCATAATAAACCTCTTTTGATTCTTTAACATATGAAAGACAATCTTTTCTAATACCACCATGAAATAATCTAAAAATAATCATGTCTGTATCATTATATATATCTTTAATGTCAGAAAAACCAAACATATGTATTTTATTAATGTCCTTTAAAATTAAAGATAAATAATCATTTTCATCTAATACTTTTTCCCAGAAATTTTTATGATAAGTTACTGTTACTCCCTTACAATCTTTCAAAATTGTTTTTGAAAAGCAGTCATTATTCTCAACTAATAAATCAGAAACTAAAACTTCATGAGTATATTTATTTTTGATTTTCATTTTTATAACACTTCCTTTCCTTTACTATAATTATATTATACTACTTTATGTTTGAAATGTCAAGTATAAGATTGTATTTTTTATGTATTTTTAATTTATCAACATTTGTTGAAAACTCTGTGGATAACTTTTAATGTTTCACGTGAAACATTTATTCACATGGCTTTGTTTTTAAAACTTTCACATACCTCTGATTATGCTCTAGTTTAATATAAATAATTGATTTTGTAGGTTCATCAAAAAATGAACCAGAATCAATGATTGCAACTGTTGAATAGAAACCATATTTTTTAATTAACCATGATACAGCAATTAAACTTCCTTTTTCGTACACTCTAAATTTACCTCTATATTTTGACATATTAACACCTACTTTCTATAAAAAGAATCTACAATAATCAATAAAAGCAATAATTAGTCCAAAAAGACAGCCTGTAAAAAATGCTAATATTAAATCAAACTTTTTCATAATTTCTCATCTCCTTTCTTTTTATAAGTATAT